CTCGGGGTACGCCAGAACGACGCCCACGATGCTATCCAGACGCGCCGGAAGCACGTCGTTGGACGGGTCCCACTGCTGGGCGAACCGGATGTTGTACCCTTCGAACGACTCGGCCGCCGTCATCTTGACCAACGGGCTCAAATCGAGCATCGGGGGGTTCGCAAACACCACCGCATCGCGGTACCAGCCGAGCGACTGCTTGATGAGCTGCCCGGAAGTAGCCGCAATGTTGGCCGTGCCGGTCTGACCGAACACGTAGATGGCCGCGCCCGTTGCCGGTACGCTGTCCACGTTCTGGTACGCACCGCCGGTGATGATGCCCGGAGCGATCGGAATCGCAATTGCGCCCGCAGTGTCGCTGATGGTCGTGGTCACGACGAACTGCTTCAAGCGGCCCAAAGACGCCTTCGTCTCCGGGTCCACGTCGTTCACGCCGGCGATCGAAATGACGTCGCCTGCGTTCAGAGTGGTGGTGCCCGAGCCCCAGCCGTTGGTGTTCAACGTGTAGGTGGCGACGAACGCATTACCCACGCCGCTGTTGCTTTGGCCGGCGCCATTCACAACCGGCGTGGAGCCCGTCACCGCGCCAATGGTGTGGGTCGGCAGCTTCGTGTTACGGAAGCAGACATAGCCCGCAGCCTTGTCGCTGATGACGCCTTCCAACCACTGGTCGCTGATGGTCGATTCGGGGTTGAACAGACCCTTGTTGTCGTTGACGAAGTACATGGACGCCTGCGGGGTCGCAGTGAACGTCCGACGATCGTCTTCCGGCGCCAAGGTCTCGGTCAGATACCGTTCGTTGAGCAGCAATTGCTGGAAAGTGGCGGTCGTGTTGTACGCGCCCACGAACTTGGGCACGCTGTTCAGCACCGCGGTCGCAATGTTCTCGATACCGGCCGCCATGCGCGCCATTGCGGGCTCGAGCACCTGCTCCTCGAAGTTGTTCAGCAACATCGCGCGCTCGATCGAGGTGAAGTTGATGTCCACACCGACTTGCTGGTTGACGTTCAGCGTTGCAAAACGCTGCACGCTGTTCTGCGCGTTCATCGCGGCGCCCGTGCGCAGCTGGTACTGGAACGGCAGACGGATGCTGAGCTGTTGACCCAAGATCACGCCGTTGATCGGCCCGGGGAGCAAGCTCTGGTAGTCGCGGTTGGTGCGACCCGTGAAGTTCGACTTGGCGTGCAGCAAGACCAACGCTTTGCGCGCGACCCACTGTGCCGTAATGAGACTATTAGCCATTGAAATGCCTTTCGGTTAGTTCAAACCACGCATCTTGCGAGCCGCAAGTCTTGCGTTATTTTTCGACTCCCGATGACGCCGCGCGAACTCGTCCATGTCCATACCTGGATCGGTGATTTCGCGGCCCTGCGCTCGCTTGCCGGCGGGCACGGGTGTCGGGGGAGGCGGTGCTTGAGAGACGGACTTCTTGACGACGGGTTTCGCACTCGTCACAGGAGTCTTGGCTGTCGATGTCGGCGCGGGCTTTGCGGCCGCCGCCAATGTGGCTTTGAGAACGCCAATTTCCATCACTTGATCCTCCGGCGCGAGCGCAGCGATGCGCTTTGCTTCCGCGATGTTGGATGCCAAGTGGTAGACCATTTGCGGGCCAAGTTCGGACTTCACGAGGACGGATTGCGCCGCCGGGTCCAGCTTAGGCAGTTCAGGGTTTCGCACTTTCGCATCCCAGTCGGTCGCGGTCTTTTTGAAGTCCTCGATCCGAGATTGGAAAGTTTGAACCGTCTTTGCTGCTTCCGTCTGTTTGCCGGCCGTTTGCAACGCCGCCTTGACGCTCAGTTCGACCTTTTTTTCCGTCCACTCCTCGACTTTTTGGGCGAGGGTGTCCGGATCAAAGTTCACATCGGGGTCGGTCAGCTTGGGCATGGGCCCAAGCTTGGCTACTGGCGCAGCCGGCGGCGTTTCAGCCGCTGGCGCCGGCTTGTCGCCGGCTAGTTGCGCCCGGAGCGCGGCCAGTTCCTCGCGTGCAGCTTTGAGCTGTTCCGCGGTGAGCTTGCCGAACTCCTTGTAGCCTTCCGCTAAGTCACTCGCTTCCAATGCCTTGGCGTTGAGTTCCTGTATGCGTTTGAACGCTCTGCTCTGCTTCGGCTGCTGGCCGGTGCTCTCAGTTTCACCTTCGGTCAACTCACCTTCCGGTTCGCCTTCCGTTTCGCCTTCTGCCGTTTCGCCAGATTCATCAGCGCCCTCAGTCGACGATTCTGAGGAGTTATCGTCGGAAGTCACGTCTCCAGCTTCGGGCTGGTCCGAGGCATCCGCGGCGGACGAATCCGCGTCTGCTGCCGACTCGGTCGGCAAAGGCTCCGGCTCTGTCGCGGCCGGTGCAGTTACGATAGGTTTTTCCGCGACTTGGGTCTGCGGTTGCGACTCATAAGCCGCAAGATCATCTCGAGTAAAAGCCATTTCAATCCCCTAACGCAGCTCTACGCGGCTGCGACGCGATTCTCACCGGGATTGGTGTTCGAATTCAGTTGCCGCCGTAAGTCGCGTACCCGACCTCGACGACGGCATTTGACGTCGCAACAAACGCGGGCATCGCCGACGTATTGATGTTGAAAGTCGCAGTCCACGCGCCAGATGATCCACCCACGGCGGTGATCGTTGCATTCACGTTGTTGAGCGCGATCATGCCGGAGATATTCTCGAAGTTGAGGTTGTAGCCAACCGTGAACGGGTTCGTTGACGACACTTGGTTGATCGTGACCACGCCCGAAGACGCCTGCGAAATTGCGGTGACGGTGTACGTAGGCGCAAATTGCAGCAAGGCCGCCGATGCGGAGGCGCTTACCGCCCCCGAACTGAGAGCTTGCGCCAAGGTCGTCGGGTTCGCGTTCGACAGAAAAATTTCCGTCTGCGCCGGCAGCACACCGATTGCCATCGCCTGCAAAACCGTGATGTTGGGCGGCAAACCGTTATACGGGGACGGGCCAACCTGACCAACAGGCGTACCAAGATCCGGGTTGGGTAAAATCTGCGTCATTCTCTGCTCCTATGCTGCGGTCGGTGCCGCCTGCTGGTCGGCCGCAGCGGCTTCCCGCTCGGCTTGTGCTGCCAAGGCATCGTTGTGCATGTCTTGTGCCATTTTCTGATTGGCAAGGTGTTTCCCTGCGGTTTCATACATCAGCCGCAACCCTTCGAGGTGGCTAGCCGTTGCTTTGCTCGTGCCGATCGTCGCGTCAGCCGTTGCCTTTTGCAGCTTGGCTTGCATCAACTGCATTTCCAGTTGATGCGCCGGGTTCTGCGGAGCCGGCGGCGTAGTTTTCTTTTCCTCGTCCGTCGGCTGCACCACACCCTGCTGAATGAGTGGGATGCGCAATCGTCGCGCCATCTCGATCGAATCCGGCGAGTCGATGTTCTTGACCAACAAGTCGGGACACAGCTGAGCCACTTGCGGAATAGTGGCCGAAGCGTCGATCAAAGTCTGCAACGTCTCTTGCCGCTGGGTCTGGAAGCTTGGGCCAATGGTTACAGTGCAATCGTACGTCCCCGCTTTGAGGTCGTTGATGATGTCGCCACCGTCTTCGCCACCTTGGTTCACCGTCACCAACCGTTCGATACCATCGTGCCCTATGATTCGTTCGACGCGCTCCGCATCGTATACCGTGGGTATCATATCGATCATGATTTCCCACGTCAGTTGCAGCGCGGCTGAAAAGCCGTCGACGAATTCATAGGAGCCCAGGTCGGACCTACGTGTGTGCTGCACCAACGCTTTTCCGCTAACCCGGTTCATATCCTCAGAATTACCGAGGGCGGGGTCAAAATACCCTGTAGTAGCCTGAATATCCTGCTGCGCGAGCTGAGCGAGCGCCATAGCGCCCTGCGGCAGATCGATCGGCGGCGTGCGGTATGGCATACCGCCCTCCGGCGCTTTCGGATCTATGTTGTACGGCAGGTACGGACGCGACTGCACGTTCGCCTGGTTCCACTCGTTTTCGTACCCCTTAATCATCATTTCCGTCACGAGATACGGCGCTTTCGGCACAAGGGCGCTGCGCTCGATCATATCCGAGCATCGGCTGTTGTAGCTGCGCTGCGCATCCTTGGCGTGACGCACGAGGCTTTGCAGTTTCTTGCGGCCCTCAATGTTCACATAACGACCAGGGCAACGGATGATTGGAATGCGCTTCCAATCGTACAGGAACGGCCCCTCAAGCACGTTCGAGCCGTCACACTTGACCCACAGCACCTTCCACGCAATCGTTTTGCGGACGCGCGGGCTGCCATCTTTGTTCTTTGCGAGTCGCGTGACGCTCTCGTCGTCGACTTCCGACTCCTCGAAATGCGCCTCAAGCTCTTTGAGCTTGTCGTCGTAGTCGCGCACTTCGCCGTTCGTCATTTGCGCGATCCACTTTTCAGTCGGCACGCGCTCATAATACTCGGCGACGCGCACTTCTTTGTCGGTGAACCAGCCGTAACTGTCGCGCGAGAAGTTGAAGCTCGTCCCCTTCTCGGAATTGAACATCGCGCGGTACATATCGTCCGATATGCGCTCGGCAACGATCGCCTTGTTGGCGTCCCCCGCGCACGGATCTTCGCACTCCGGGTCCCAAACCACGGTCTGCGGGTTCGGGATGTTGACGATGCGCAGCACTTGATCAAACGCATTCTTGCCGTCATCGGCCATGTACTTGGGCATCACGCGCCACGCGCCATATCCGCCGGCTACGGCGTACTTGTACTGTTCCTTGTAAATGTGCTCCGCCCGGGACGCCTGTTCGATCGAGCGACACAGGCCGGCGTACACGTCAGCGACGGCCTCTTGTGCCTCGTCGCTGGCCGGGCGCACCGTGCCGGCGGGCTTTGTCTGCCGCATGTCGGCGACCACAATGTTCACCGGGCCGATGACGCGGTTGAAGGTATAGCACGGCTTGCCGCGGCGATTCTGCAACACGACGGGGTCCCATTGACCCATCGCCTCGCTGTTGTAGATGAAATTCAGGTCTTCTGAGTGCATCCGGCGGTTTTCTTCAAACGCGCCGACGCCTTCGTCGTAGAACTTCCGGATGCGAGACAACAGCGACTCGTTCTCGTTGACGTCTTCGTAGGCGTCGACGTTCGAGAACTTGCCCGTGTACCCTGGGACGTCACCGACTAGATCGGAGTTGTCCTGCGGGTTGCCCGGGCTGCGGCTCCGGCGTTTGTTGCTGCCGGAGCCGTCTTGCGCGTTGTCTTTTTGCAGGTAGCTAGCCATTGCTATGTGGGCATCTCGTCCAAGATTGCGCGCGTGCCGTCACCGGCGAATACGCCGCCCCACTCATTGGCGGGCAGGTACTCTTGCTTCGTGGTCTTCCATTCCTTGATCGGCTTGCCGGCCTTGTCCTTTTTGCCGCTGTCGACGAACTCCTGCTGGCGGATTTTCATCTGATTGCGCAAGCTGGCGTTGCGAAACTGAATCGCTTCAACCTTGCCCTTCTTCTCGACCACCAGATTCCGCAAGTTCGCCGCAATGTGGCACGTATACGTGCCGAGCGGCAGCGGCTTGCCGTGGTTGTCCAACTTGCGCGTGTCGGTGTCTTGCACGCAATCCTGGCCGTCAAACGCCCACTCGGTACCGTTCAGCGCCGCGCCGCCGTTCGCGCCTTCGGCGAACGTAACGTGCTTTGCTTGCTGCTGTCGAAGTCGGAGCCCTTCGATATGATTGATCCGCAATGAAATAGCCATATAAGTCTCACCTTCTATGTTGTCAGCCGCTCCAAACCGGCGGCGGGGTCCATGCAAACCAAGGGTTGCCGTTCGGCGTATTCGCCGGGGGCGTTTTCAAATAATTGTGCTCAGCCGTAAGGAGCGTCATCACGGCATACCGGAGCGCATCCATGAGGTGATCGTTGGCTTTTACGATGTTTCCTTTTTCGTCGCGCTGATACAACCGAAACTCGGCCAGCGTATTCGAAAGATTCGAAAACAGTTTGAGCTTGCCCGTCGACAGCCAATCCCAAACCATCGTGATGCCGGCGCCTACGGCGTTGTCTGCCAGCTCAAGCTTCAGACCCATGTCTCGGTACACGTCGAGCAACTTCTCGCCGGCGAGGCCGCGCTGGCCGCGCGAGGCGGGGTCTATGACGCCGGTCATCCAGTTGGCGCCCAACACCTCGAGCCCGCGCACATGGACCGCTGGATCGACCTTGCCGCGGTAATATTCCTTGTAGGCCACCCAGCCGTCGCTGTCCGGATCGCGCGCCACGAATAGCGCCGCGGTACGGTTCCAACCGGTGTCGAAACCGTACCCTCGAGGCCAATGGTGCGGAATCTCAAACGGCGCTATCGTGATGTCGGCTTCGTCAAGCGGGTAGATCGCGCCAGATCCTATCGACGGAAGGCCGCGCGTACGCGCCTGACGCTGCCACGGCGGGATACCGGACAGGATGCTCGCCTTCTGTTCTGCGCTCAAGTGCGGTACATCCTCCCAGCCCACCATCACCGCGGCCTTAGACATCCGCCGGTTCCTCGTCGTAGTTTTCGTCGAGTTCGTCCATTGTGCGCGGCGCCAAGTGGGGCATGTACTGCAACATGAGCTGCGTAACGCCGCGCAATGGTGTCGCCGTCAACATCAACCGGCCATCGCGAGTCATCAAACGAAGCAAGCACTCCGTGTAAATCTCGATCGACGGCTCCTCATCCAAATGGATGAAGTCTTGAGCGGTACCTTGAAACGCTTCGCGTCCCTGGTCGTAACTCTTGAACTGCAACGTCGAGACCCCGCCTGTCGGTACATGCCTCACGTATACGGTTTCGTATGCGTCAGGGATGCCGTGTTTGACTGTCGTACGCAGTATCAAATCGCCCGGGATCATCCCGGTACCGCGGGCCGAGTCGTCGCCGTACTTTCCGCACAGCGCGCTTTGCAGAATGTCCCGCGTGCTCTTGCCCGTGTCGCTCGCGGCCCAACCTTCCGTCGGCCGATCGAACCGGTACCCTTCCCACCAGTCAGGGTACTGCCCGGTCAGGTGCAGCGTGTCTGCGTACGTCCCTGCGACGGTTTTGCCGCTGTTATGGTGAATCGCCCCGGCCGCCACGTAGTTGTGCGGGCCTGGCACCTCAAAATCTACAATAGGCTGTACGCCTATTCCAGCCACTGCTAGAATCCGGTTTCCGCCAACCACTGATAGAGGCTCACATGGCAACCACACGTTCTGGTGATGAGATAACAGCTGCAAAACTTCAAATTGCCAATCTGCTACGCGCTGGGCTCTACATTCAAGAGATATGCCGTCAGACAGCCCTTCCGGAAACTTCGGTAAGGCGTTGGGCGGAGCAACTGGGGCTGCCCATCTCGAAGTGCCGCTCCGGGCCAAAAGCCGGCCTAGAGCATCCTGAGTGGCGCGGAGGTCGTACGTACGATAAGCACGGCTATGCCCAAATCTGGATGCCGTTGCACCCGCAAGCGAACAATTCCGGTCGATGCTGGGAACACCGAGTTGTTGCCGAAGTAGTTCACGGACGCTACCTGCTACCAACCGAGGTAGTGAACCACGAGGACGGTCACCCGCGCCATAACTGGCCTTCCAACCTGACCGTGTTCTCATCCAACGGAGACCACCTGCGTCACGACCTAACTGGCCGAGGTCACGGTACAAGCCCCCGGGCATCAATAGTCGGTGCTTATGGGAGCACTCAAAAACTTCGCCGTTGTCCAGATGAATCCGAAACGCTGGCTCTATGCCCTTTAGAAACACGCCAGTTGATAGCGCATTTCGTCGAGTCACACCGTCCCACGCCTGAACACCGAACGCTCCCGCGCCGCAAACTTCGCGAACTTGGCGCTCACCGCGATCCGTGGGTATTACCGTCCACGGCGTAAGACACCGGTTACCGCCAAACAGCGCGCACTCTTGATTGATTGCGCCGAGCTTGAACCATTCCATCTGCTTCGGATACGACTTTCGAACAGCTTCCGTCTCAAAGTAGGTCGAGATTCGATGCTGCGACAGGTGCCGAACTTTCGCCGCTATCGTCTCCAGCATCTTGAGCTTCGTCCGCCGGTCCAAGCTCTGAAAATTCTGCGTCAACTGCTCGAGGTAAGAGGTGCTTTTCTCCGCCGAGAGCGGTGAGCTGCTTGAGGACTTGTCCGAATCGGGCGTTGAGTTGGTCATCGGTCAGTTTCTCGGTGACGTTTACGTCCATCTTGAGCTTTTGCGCATATTCAGGCAGTTTTGCCGTCAAAACTCGGTCGAGAAGCCGGCTGTCGCCGTTTTTTGCCTTCCGAATCGCGTGCTCATCCAAAATTCTGTTCGCCAAGGGCTCGGCGTCGGCCAAAGTAGCCGCAAATTCGCCGTTATTCTGCACCTCAAGCTGAAAATGGTAGTTGCTGACTTGGATCGCGTCGCGCGCAAGCCCCAAATCGCCGGTATCGATGAACACGCGGATCAAAATCGCGCGTTTTTCGTCGTCCCAGTCAAAATTTTCCTCGAGTCGCAGCGTGTGCGACATGCCCAACTGCCCTTCAAGCGCATTTACCGCCTCGCGGAACACCTGAGAATACGACAGCCTTGCGCGAAACACCGCGCCGTCGGTCCCGACGTCATGCGCGGCTGCGTCAAAATCCTTGGTGCGCGCGTAAGCGACCAGAAAACGCTTCTCTTGGTCACTAGGCTCAAGAGGACGAGGCGGCACCACCACCGGGCTTGCACTGGAGCCCGTAGATCGTTCCGAGTACGGGCGCGGGCGATTGGTGTACTCGGCAACGCCCTTGCCCCCTATCGCCGCTAGGTTGTCTTTCACGCGCCTACAATCAACGCAGAACCGCGGGTTTGACACATACCGCGGTGCCTTGTGCCCGTGGGAACATACGTCGCCCACGTAGAACCATTTCCAGCCGCGCGTCTTGGCCTCGTCCATAGGGACGAACCGCGTCGGCAGATAGTTGTAGAGGTCAGGTTTGCCGTCTTTGCTGAGCGGCGCTATCAGCGCCAGCTCTTTTTCGTTTAGCTCCGGATACGTCACGCGCGGGCCCAGCTCTCCGCTCCGCTCATGAAATGCCCGTTACGGTCGTATCCCGCTGGCTGTTGCCACATCAACGCATCGCTCAACGATTCGTCCGGATCAATGCTCATGATGCCGTTCTGCCAAACCATCAGCAAATCGCCGACATCCGGCAACCCGATCGAAACCAAGTCTTCTTCGCGCACGATAAAGACGTTGCGCGGTGAGAACTCGACGACGTCGCCAACGGCCACCTTCATCGGCAGAATCGTGCCGGTCTCGGCGCCGTCTTCGAACTCCATAGCCCGGCCAAAGTGGCCTTCCATCTGGTTGAACCGCACCTTACGCCGCTGGCGCCGGCCGTACCCGACCGCGACCACGACGCCCTTCTGAATCTGAATCCCGGGCGTCAGCAACACGGGGTGGACGTAGGGCAACGGCTTTACCAGCACTCGATCGCGCAGCACGCGGATCTTTTGCCCGACATCTTCCAGCTCCGGTGACAGGATCATGATCCGATCACCGCATCGACGTCGCTGTCTCGCATGATGCGTATGCTGACGCCCTTGTACTGCGTCTCCATCCCCGTCGCCGCGCCGAACAGCACGGTGTCGCCGACCTTCGTCTCGCGCGCATCGGGGCCGGTCGCCACCACCTGGCCGCGGAGATTACGCTGCCAATCTGGCAGTAGGATCTTGCCGCGCGGCGCGACCTCCGGCTCGACGGCAATCATCTCGCCGAGGAGTCGCTGCGTAAAATTCACCATCGAGTCTCACCTCTGGTTACTGAAAAACTACAGGCCGTTCGGCGTCTGGATTGCGCAAAGCTCGATTACGACCACGCCGGTACCGGTGAACGACGCGTTGGTCACGCTGTCAATGGCCTGAAAATTGAAACTGAACTGGCAAAGCTGCGACCCTTCATAGGGGTACGTCATCACCATTTGCGAGCCTGGAATTTGCAACGTCAGGCTCGCGGAGCTAGGCACGCTGGTCGACGACGCAATCATGCTCACGTCGTTTGTCAGGTCGTCCATTTGCCAGGTGAACGCGGTCGGCGTCACCGGCGTTGAGGTGTGGTCGACAAACTCAAGGTCTAGGAATGCGTCACTGCCTGCGTACAGCTTGTAGTTCGCGTACGGAAGTATCGGCTGACCTTGTAGACCTCGATTACCGATGATCCCCATCAGTTACGCTGCCAGGCCATGTTCGGTCGCACCTGAATGCAAATGCACTGCCCTTGTCGAACCTGGGTGCAAATTACCACATGCCCTTCATTGCCTTCTTCGGCGGCGCTTTCTCACCCGTGGTTCCCTTGAACTGTCGCGGCGATTTGCTCATGAGCACATGGTTGGCTCGAGCGTGAATGTTCTCGTGCTGCTTCGAAGTCATGCGACCTTCGACCCAGTCCTGTGTGGCGCGCACCTTGGCGTCGCGTGCATGATCGTGCGTGCGCTCGATCGGCGTCGGCACGTCGGCCGAGGCCAGTTCGCCGTGCTGCTGATTCGGCTCCGTGACCGACTTCTCCGCCTTCGTGGTCTTAGTAACCATCGTGCCGGTCTTCTTCGACACCTTGGTCTTGGGTTTCTCTGCCCGCTTCTTATCCTGTCCCGGCGGCGTCTCGGAAGCGAACAGCGGGCCGATAATTGCGCCTAGTGAAGTTGTCATGTCATCCTACCTTTGGGGTTGTCGGCACCTGATACGCCGGAGTCGCCAAGCTGAGCGGAATGTTGCCATTCGACAGCGCAGCCATTACCGATTGATTTGCCGCGTACACCGCATTCGCGGGTTGCACGGCGTCCGAGAGATTCTGCCCAAGGGGTGGCAGCGCGTTCACCGCGGTGATGCCGCCACCGCCCGTTCCCCATTGATCGTATCCGTTGCCGCCGAGCGGCACGGTGCCGGCCGACAGCACTACGATGACGGCCCCGCCTGCGGGCAGCGTGGCCGCCGCTACCGGGTTCTGGCTGATGACCAGACCCGACGCTACCGTACTGCTGTAGGTCTGCTGTAGCGTCGTCTGAAGGCCCGCGCTGACCATTGCCGCAAGGGCTGCGGTCAGCGTCAAGCCGACGACGCTCGGCACCGTCGCCATTAGTTGGTGCCGGAGCCGATGCTGGTGAACGTGAACGGGCCACTACGCCCGCCTATCGTCACCGCATAATCTCGGTACGCGCCGACCGCAATCGTGCTCGCGCCAACGATCGACTGGTTCGTGTTCGCGGTCAGCGTGATCGCGCCCAGCGACGTGTTATTGTTCGCGATGCGCAGAATATAGGAAATGTTCACCCAAACCGCGAGCCCCGGCGGCGGGATGCGCGCGAGGCCCCCCGTGCTGCCGCCGGCAAAATACCCCTGGGCGGTAATTTCCTGCAATGTGCAGTTCTGCAATCGGGAGATCAAATTCTGCCAAGTGTCGAACGTCAGCGCTTGCGCGGTCGTCTGCCCACTGAACGACGCCACTGTCACTTGGCCGCCGGCCAAGTTGGCGGCCGGAATGGTGCCGCCATTTTGCGTTGAGGTGCTGACGTACACCTCAGTCAACAACGCAATGTTGTTGTAAATCGTGTCCGTCAACGAACCAAGGAATGTCATGCGAACCTCGCGAAAAGGGCTTTGAACCGTTCCCAAAGACCCGGTACACGCGGTACCGGGATCGTGTGAGGTTCGTGCGTAGCGGCGACGTACGGCTCAAGCGTACCGTCGACCTTGAACGGCGCCTCGCCGTCCCATTCCACGAAGTTCACGACCTTGCCGTCGATGATGTGCGCGTACTTTGCCATGCTAGAAGTAAGTGATCACAACAACCAAACCACCACCGCCTGCGCCGCCCGCGCCGGCCGCCCCCGTGGTCAGCGCACTGCCGCCGCCACCGCCCCCGCCGCCTTGATAGCCTGCACCGCCCGCACCTCCGGTGAATGTCGAGATGGCGGAGCCGCCGCCAGAGCCGCTATTGCCCGCGCCAAAAATCCCCGCCAGCGTTGTTGCGGTAGAGCCGTTTAACCCACTGCCCCCGTTACCCGAAGAACCGGCTGCGCCGCCTGCAAGACTTGACCCAGAGCCGATTATTTGAGCGGAGCCGCCAGCAGTGGTTGTGGCCGTTCCTGAGACGCCGCCGCCTGAGCCGCCACCTGAACCGCCAATAAAAAGCACGCCCGCAGTTCCAGATTGCCCAGCAGCTCCACTTGGGCCACCCGATCCACCCGCCCCACCGCCGCCCGTACCCGTTATACCGCCAGTAGTAGTGCCTCCAGCGCCACCCCCAGATGCGCCACCAGATCCCGCCGTGCCGCTGGTTCCAGCGTTTCCCGCAGATCGGGTTCCGCCGCCGCCGCCTCCACCAGAGTTGGCTGCACTTTGACCAGCCGCACCACCGCCCCCGCCAAAAGCGGTAAGAAATGACCCACCAAAAGAAGAATTACCACCGGCACCGCCAGCGCCGTTGGCCGCTCCTGCGGTCCCCGCAGCGCCGACGGTAACCGTCTGCGGGGACGTGACTGCAGACGCCGGAAAAATGGCGCGCCAAAAACCACCACCGCCACCACCGCCGCCGCCTGAGTTCGCGGTCAGGCTTGCCGTTGTGGTCCCGCCACCGCCGCCGCCGCCCGCGCCAATCACAATGACATCGACGGCTTTGTAGCCGCTCGCCGCTGCGGTCCAAGTGCCCGACGTCGTGAACACCTGCACATCGATCGAGGTGCTGTTGCCGATGACGCCATCGCCAAGCATGGTGCGCACCTGGGAAACGGTCAGGTCTTGCTCGTTTGCGGTTGAGCCGGTGTTATTGCCCTTGAGCGTGTTGGCGGGGGCCTGCGCCAGCATCGCGTTCGTGACGCTGTTGTTTGCCGGGGTACTGCTACCCTCAGCGAACCGCATCGACATGAATCAAGCCCCTTGGCCGGGCGTGAACTCGAAAGCGGAAGCTGTGTTGCCGATCACCCAAGATCCGGCCGGCAGTTCAAAGGTTTCGACGCTGGTCGGCAGCATACCGATCGTGCGCGCCTGCGGCGTGCCGGCCACCGGCGCAGTGCATGTCACGGCGTTGGTCGGGCCCCAAGAAAAATACTGCGCGGTCGCCGCGGTGTTGCGCACGCGGTACGTGGTCGCGCCGCCCGGATCGCCCACGACGCTCAACTGCACCGCCGTCGTGGCGATGACGTACGTCGAGCCTATTGGCTTGAATACCGTGTCAATAGACATTACTTGTAGCTCGCTCGCTTACCCTTAACCCACTCGTCGATGGCCGAGCCCGCGTCACCGTTGTTGTTCTTCGCGCCCACGGTCTTGAACGACTGGCCCTCGCCGTTGCGCGTCCGGTACGGCTCCACGACCTTGTCGCGTGGCAAGCCGATGCCCGGCCGCATGCCTTTGGTCGACCGCTTCGCGACGTCGCGCGTCTCGCTGTCACCACCGCCGTCCGAAGCTGACGGCGTATTGATGACCGGCGCTGTTCCCTTGCGCTTCATCCCCTTGACCTTTTCAACCGGCTTGGCGGAAATGGTCGACTTGACCTTACCTTTTGCCCCGGCGTCGCCAATCATTCCCATGTCAGAAGTCCTGCGGTGATGCGAGCTTAGACCGTGCGGCCCAAGCGTCCGTGGATAGTTTGCGGTCGGCGCGTTCCGCGCGATTACGCGACGCGCCCTTACGGCGCGACGCTGGCGTCGGGCCGCGCGGCAAAAGCATCTTGGCGGTCTGCTCTCGCCGCGCGGTCACGGCCTACCGCTCCGTCAGTGCCCGATCGCCGTACTTGTCGCCGGAATTGCTCACGGCGGCTTTGTACATGCTGTGCGCGGCCGAGGTCAGGTCGGCCTGCACGCTGCCCGAATCGCTCTGATCCATCATATCGGCCGGGATCGTCTTCTCGGCGGTGCCCTTGCGCTCCTTGCCGTACGTGCCCTCAACGCCCGCCTGCCGGTATTTGCCGTAGGCTTCGCCGCTCATGTTCGCTTTTTCCGCTGTGCCTTTCGCCATGTGATTCTCCTGTGAACTCGAACTAGACGCCGCCGGCGCCGATGTTTTGGATCGTGACCGAAGTCGGACCCGTGACCGTGACCAAGAACCCGCGGCTGGTCTGCGCCGCAATCGTTGCGGTGCCCGTGATCGTGACGCCCGTACCGGCGACCAGCGTAATCGTGCCGCCCGCATTCGAATTGATGATGTCCAAGTAATAGGACACGTTGTACAGGTTTGGAACGCCGGGCGACACAGCGCCGGCCTGGCTCAAAAACCCAGCGGCTTGGAGCTGCGCGAGAACCGCATTCTGGAGGCGAGCCACAATGTTGGTCGCAGTGTCGGTGGTGTAGTTGACGGCGCCGCCGGGAGCGGTCGACGCGAAGTACACCTCTTGAGCGCCAGCCATCGATGCGGCGGGAATCGTGTACGCACCCGCGGTGCCGTACGTGGTGAACTGGTTTTGCGCCAGCGCAGCCATGCTGTTGTAAAAGTCGTCTCGAAAGACGCCAAGGGTCGTCATGTAATTTGTTTCCTCTGCTTCGCATCGTCGCCGGCCCGAATCAGCTTCTCTGTGCTTCGGTACGGATCATCGGTGTCCCGGACTCCCGGAATCCACGCGGTATTCTTTGTCCAAAACTTCTCACCGGCAACGCGCGTGATGCGCGAGGTGTACACCCAGGTGCCGGCGGGAAAGCGCGGGTGGTCGACGGCTTGCACCTGGATCGAGCGGCCCGCAACTGGGTGCGAGGCGGCGTCGACGTATGTGACCGTCGGCTTGCTCACAGGTCGGTCGACTTCATCGTGCGGTAAATGCACAGCGCATACCCCGCCAAAAAGCCGGCCACAAACAGCAGTAAATTCAGCATGCCGATTTCCTCTTGAACGTCCAGTTGTCGTCAGCCCGAATCATGGAGTTTGGTACTGTCCAGCATTCGCCGGTTTCGGTAAACACGACCCATAGTAAATCATACTCGGGTGAATAATCCAGTAACACGTGCGCTAACGCCTTGCTTCCGTTCACTATCACCGGTATGGGTGGGTCCAGTTGAAGCATTGTCATACGAGTTCTTTAACCAGCTCTACGTGGCCGTGCGCGGATTCTAAATACGCGGCCAAAGCCCGCGCTTGATTTGCATCATCCCGCACCATGCCTATGGCGTTGTTGCAGGAGTAGCACAAAATACCTCTCACCTTACCCGTCCCGTGATGGTGATCGACAACGGTTCGCTTAGGCTTCCTGCGACAAATGGCGCAAGCGCGGTCTTGTAAGCTCCACAGCACTTCGAACTGCGCTAGCGTAATCCCGTAGCGCCCCTTCAAATGCGAATCGCGGCGCCGGGTTTTCGGGTCGCGTGTTTGGCGCGGCGGTCGCGTCTTTGCAATCCGGGCACGGCGCTCGCGCTGCCGCTTTGCCAAGGCTGCTTTACCTTTTACGGAAAAACGGTAGCGGTCGCTCGCCTCTTTTGGCGTTACCTTACCCACTGCTGTTTCACGTCTGCATACCGTGCAGCGCGCGGGCGATTTCGACCAGTGCCATCGTCTGCACCTGCAACGCATGGGCGCTGAACTCGAAATACTGCTCGGTGTTGTAAACCAGCACGAACAGCATAAACAGCGCGGCCAGGGTGTACAGGTGCTCCAGGACCCGGCTAATGACGCTGAGCACCTTCATGAACGCCACCGCTCAAGCGTGCGCATTACCTGCGGTACCGCGTTCATGACCTCGTCTTGGTACCAACAGATCAGGCCGTCGACCCGGATGGGCATGGGCGCCATGTGATTCTTGAGCAAGCGGCCCAGCTCGGTGTGGCCGCACTTGTACAGGATCGTGACGTGCTCGCGGGTGAACATCGCGGCCTTGCCGCCCATTGGCAGGAACACGGTGCGCGGGGTCGGGCTGTCGGTAATCATGAGGCGGGTACCTGGGTAGTTGTGGCTCTCACCTGTCTACTGCGGTAAATCTTAAGGTTAAGCGAAAGTTTATGTCAAATTTGTGATGGGGTTCACAAAAATAGTTCGAGCGCGGTGTTACGGACTTTTTGCCGCGGCGCGACGATCCAGGGACAGTCACCGTCAAGCCGTTCGCCAGGGGGTTTTGACATACTCCTGCCGAATTATGTTTACCTGGCGCCGCAACATTACATAAGCTACAGCATTATGGTAATGACGCAGCGCGCTCGGGCTACCAGACCCCAGGCCAGGCGCCGGGCAAAATCAACCGAACAGGCGCCCGGATGCCTGGACGAGTGGGCCGACAATCCAGGGGCGCGGATTGCTGGCGCATTGTTAAGCACTTGACGCCCGAGCTGGTGACAAGGTGACAGCAAAACGGGTGACAATTGCTGTATATCCGTACAGTAGTCGGCATGGTGCGCCGTGGCGGCTCAATCGCTCCTAGGTCCGAGCACCGAGTATCGCCGTTAGAATGTGATCCAATTCACATAGCAAAATCATAGCGAGCCGGGCATGGGGGATTGAGTAGATAGAGGGGGAGATAGCCCCCACTAATACGGGAAATGTCATTGCATGTATGTAAATACATACAGTACACATATAGGTAAATATCTTGACAGTTTCCACATAAGGGAGGACTATCTCCCCCTCTATCTACTCAATCCCCCCACTAGGAAATAAATAAATGTCATGGAAATACGCGCAGCGCGCTCGGCAATCGCGGGCTCGAGCAAAGCTTGGACTACCAATGGAGTACGAAACGTACACCGACGCGGACGGCAATATGCGGGAGCGGCTTAAACCGATCCCACATAAGTGTTACAAGAAACGCAACCCTAACCCTGAATGGCCGAACAAGAGAAACAACGAAGCAATTAGGCGCTGTACCCTAGCTCTCAAGCGTACGCGCGGGCTAGGTAGCATTCGGGACGTAGAGTACAAAGCGCACACCTACAGGTTTGGTAAACGTAGCCGCACATGCACCCGGCGCAATGACTGGATGAACATGCACAAGCACGTCAAACGTTGGTGGCCGATCGTGGTAGCTGCGTATGCGCACGGAAACCACGATTTGCTATGAGAATGCAAAAGTGTGATACAGTTCGCATCATCAAATAGGTATTCGAGCCGATACTGTACCCACGTTATTTAGAAACCGAACCGGAGCAAAGCGAAAATGGAAACCCTCACACAAGTTCAGGAAGCGGCGATTTTCTACCTCAACACCCGCAAGCGCCCGAACGATCGCCGCGCCACCCGTAAGGCCGCTCGGATGGTTCGGACCTACTGCGAGAAGCGGGGCTACAAGGCCGAAGAAATTCCGCAGTTGATCCGCGATATGTTCGATGTGGCTCGCCTTGAGAGGGACGCGGAATGAGCCTGCGAGATCGGTTAGGGGACGAAGGCGAAAGGCTTATTGAAGGGTTGACCACAGCCTTAAAAGACACTTTGCGCATGCTAGAAGAAGACGACCGACTAAATTTCGGAGACCGACTAGACGAAGCGCATGACGCACTTAAGGCCGGCAAGGCATGGATCATTCGAAAGTGTGATGCAGTTCGCATCATCAAATAGGCATTCGAGCCGATACTGTACTCACTGCATCAATAACTGTAACCCTGGAGCCGATCACATGAATACAAACTCTATCCGCAAGTTCCTAGTCACGTTAGCCCACCGTACGGGCCGCGTGGAGTCATACACTCGCTATGGCTATAGCATCGTCGATGTTGAGACCAGCGAGGCGCATGCGGCGTCTACGGCGCTTAGCTTGACTATCGAGATGGTGCAATCATGAAAACGCTGGCAGCTGTCCGAAACGGCAGCATCAAGTTCCCTAAGACAGATGCTGGAGCGTACCGGCAGTATCGAATCCTGATTAAACAGTATAAGCGCGCGTATGCCGGTGGCGGCATGTTTGGATATGACGCGCGTACGCTTGCCATCAATGAACCGGAGCTAGCCGCATACCTCGAACGTCTCTGCAATTTTTCAGAACGTGACGCAAGTCTCAGCATCAAATAGCAGTTTGCGCCGATACTAGATCCATCGATCAATAACTGAGTAATTAGGAGTTAGAGACATGAGCCAAGCAACAGCCGACAAAATCCGCAGCATAAAAGCATGCTTTTACTAGGAGTCAGAATGAACGACCGATACCAGATTCGAATGTCGAGGTCTACGCACCTGCCGTCAGTTATGGATACCAGGCACGGGCGCACTGTCAGCTATCACAATTCACTTGCGGAGGCAGAAGCAATGGCCCAACTACTAAATCTTGACCAGGACCGCCCGGACACGTACGCTCCAATCTCAACCCAACCCAAGAGGCAGAATCATGTCTAGCACTCCAGATCCTACAGGGCTCATTCGCACAGCGTTAAACGACGCGTTGCTGAATTTCGACAGCTACGGCTACACAACGTATTCTCGGAACAAATTAATCGCCGCGCTGGATGCGTACATCGATGCGCGCGTGCATGCGGTCTTGGACGACCGGCTAGCACAGAGCATCAAGGCGCCGCCGGAGCAAAATCTGTACGAAGAACTGGTCAAAGCCGACGACGCAGAACGGCGGTTACATGCGACGGCCGCGATTGTGCGACACGGCCTCACCGAGCACGAGCAGCTGTGCGGCATCATTGCCGAGGACATCAAAGACTGGACCAAGCAACCGGGTGACCGGGCTCGGTACACCTACGCTGGCTACTACATGCAGCGGCGAGAGCGCGCGTAAGTTGGCTTTTGCGTACTACAACGAGAACGACCCAAAGGCCGCCGCGTGGCTTCGGGAACTCATCAAGTACGGCCACATAGCCAACGGAATTGTCGACGAACGGAGCATAGAGGACGTAACACCAAATGACCTTGCAAATGACCTTATCGGATTTACTCAGTGCCATTTCTTTGCGGGCATCGGCGGCTGGTCTTATGCACTTAGACTTGCTGGATGGCCCGACGATCGACCCGTTTGGACCGGCTCCTGTCCTTGCCAACCTTTCTCCGCGGCAGGCAAAGGCGCAGGGTTTGCTGATGAGCGGCATCTCTGGCCAGCATGGCATCACCTCATCCGAGTCTGCCGACCTACAGTCATCTTTGGAGAGCAGGTTGCGAGCAAGGATGGACTCGGTTGGTTCGACCTTGTTCACGCTGATTTGGAAAGAGAGGACTACGCCGTCGGGGTTGCGGATCTATGCGCGGCGGGCGTCGGTGCGCCGCATCTCCGTCAGCGCTTATGGTTCGTGGCCCACGCCAATGGCACGGGATCGCTTCCCAGCGCATACGCCGGAATACATTGCGGCGAAGAAAGCGGAGGGTCACGGGATGTCCAACCTGAACGATGTGGCGCAACTCGCGAGTTGGCTCACCCCCACGACAAACACGAACGATCAACCAGATACGTCGCGGCGCGGACTTCAGACTTTACTTGGGGTGGCAAAGCTGACCTCATGGGCAACGCCGACGGGGCGGGATCACAAGGATGGGGCGAGCGACGGCACGGTACCGATAAACGGCCTCCTTGGCAGGCAGAGTTGGTTAGCTGCCGAGACGGGAAGTGGCGGCCAGTTGAACCCGGCACATCCCCGCTGGCTCATGGGGTACCCCACCGAGTGGGACTCTTGCGGGGTTACGGCAATGCAATCGTTCCGCAAGTCGCCGCGGAGTTCATCAAAGCAACAGGGCTATTACATGCAAAAGAGGGTTGAATCATGAGCACAATCGACACCGCTACTCAACAGAAAATCGCGGAAACCGTAAACCGCATGCACCTGCCTTCCGGTTTAGGCGACGCCCAAAACGCATGCAGCATTGCTGCGATCAATTTAGCGCTCACTGGCGACCTGACAGGTAGAATCCCGCTTTGCATGTCTGAAGTGATCGGCAAATGGATCATTATGACTCAAGACAGGATGCCGGATGAAATTCGCAACAGCACGGAATGGAAATCGCTTTTGCCGTTCGCAGCGGGAACCGGCCGCCAGCATGAGCATGAGCAGGAACGGCTCAAGCTAATCTTGGACCATATGTGGAACACGACGTTGCCGCTGGCTCAACCCGCCGCTGATAAGAGCGGCTTTGGAGATGCGTGGAAAACGATGTTACTTGAGCGAACTGAAAAGGCGGCGCGGGCAGCGGCGCGGGCATCGGGGGCGCGGGCAGCGGAGGCGGCGGCGGAGGCGGCGGCGAGGTGGCCGGTGGCGGCGGAGGCGGCGGAGGCGGCGGCGGAGGCGGCGGCGGAGGCGGCGGAGGCGGAGGCGGCGGAGGCGGCGGCGGAGGCGGCGGCGGAGGCGGCGGAGGCGGCGGCGACGGCGAAGTGGGTGGAGGCTTGGGTGCAAATTAACCCGTGCAAGCTACTTTCGGATTTAATTGAGGTGGGCACATGAAAGGCAAACCGGGCATTTACTGCATGACGCCGGAGAAGCTTGAGCAATTCGAGGCGTGGTATCTGGCATGGCGCGGCGCGAAGCGCGGTTCCGTGAAAGGCCAGAAGGAAATCGCCGCTGAGTTAGGCATCAGCCACCAACGGGTGCAACAACTGTGCGAGGCGCGGAGGACGAAATACGATGGCAGTTACGACAGTCGAGACTTGCGGCTGCATAATCAGCAATCTCTCGAATGGGCACGTGCACACGAAGCTGTGCGTAGAGCACCGGCGTCAAGAGTTTGATGCGCGTGATTTGCTAGCGCGCGCCGCGATCAAAGATCCACTAGCAGTGTTTCAACAATTACCCAACGGTGACCTAATATGAGCTTTTTATCTGTAGTTGAATTTGTGCTTGCGATGATCGGTGCCGGCGCGGTGCTGGTGTTCCTTGTGGCCGCAGTCTTAGGCGTGCGCGATGCCGCGTACGGCGAAGATGAGGACGACAACGACATCCACGGCGCTTAGCCTATGAGCATGCAGAACCCCAACCAACAACCGGACGACACGGAAGTCGATCCGGTTACTAGACGCCGCCAGGAGGATTGTCAGCGGCACCCCGCTTCCAACATCAAGACCCAGGGCTCAGCCACCCAGTGCGCATTTTGCGGCATGAGTGAGGCCGCGCAAGAGCAGTTTGCCGCTGAGCGCGCGGCGTGGCAGAACTGGCAGAATGCGTCGGCGGCTTTTGGCGGGGGCGTTAGCTGGCAAGGCGGCAAAAAGGCGTACCCGTAAAAATAATTGCTGCTATGTTCGGTAACGTACAGAACTAGCCTTGCAAACCTCATAAAGTCCTCGCCACGCCCCGGCAATACCGCCGGGGCGACACTGGAAACTGAGGACTGAACGATGAAAACTGAGAATCTGTCGATCGAGAAGAAGAACTACGTGGCGACGCCGGCCGACATCGAGGCGTTGGCGGAATCGCAAAGCGGTCACCTGAACGCCTCACGGTGGCAGCTGCCAGCCACGTATTTGCGGGCACTGATCGCGACCACGCAGCACGAGTTAGGGATCAAGTCCATCAAGCGCGAGCCGGTGCGCCCGGGCGATGAGGCCATTCAGCAACAGCTGACGGCGCTCGCCAAGGTGCAGGAGCGGTTCTACGAAGCGGTGAAGCGAGGGGCGGCCAAGGCACCGGTAAGCGCCGAGGACACACGAGACCCCGCCATCGTGCAAAACTCCCGATGCGTCTTTGCGAGGACCAGTTACTCGACCCTGCGCAACTGGTTGCTCCGCGGAAGGTTCGGGCTCGAGGGGTTGAACCCGAAACAGGCCACCAAACGCGAGCTGTATGAATCCACACCCAAGCCCGAACGGATAGCGACGTTTCGTGAAAAGCTATTTGTGCAACAGGCCGACCGGATACTGACAGCGGTCAAGGCTCAAGCGGCGGTCAACCGAGACATGGCCGTAAACGCCCTACAGGGCATCATAGACCGGCTCTCTGACGGACTGGCGGGGCTAGTCCAAAGCACGCCAATACGCCTTGGAGGGCCGGCCGTAGGCGCTACGTTTGTGGGTTCTCGCACTATAGTAACGCCAGCGGAGCGCGCCGCGCTGGCCGCGAGGCCCCGGGGGCGCCCGCCTAAGCCGCGCGTGGCCGCGCGCCGCTCGGCGTCGGCCCGGAGGAGCGCGGCATGAACGACCGGCGCAAAAACGACGCGATCACGTTGACTGTGCGCAAGAGAAGTTGCTTGTTGCGCGCGGCCCGTGCTAGGCTCGCCCAACTTCACGAGGAGTACGACGCCCTGCGGCGTGTAGAGATGATTGACGAGCAGAGCTGGCGGTTGGGCCAAGTCGTCAAACTCAAGCGTGAGGAGCTGAGCAGCGAGATAGGTTGCATCGCTGACGCTATAAGGTGGCTATGGTCGCAACCTGCAACTGAGTGACGTTCCTATGGGAACCGGCGGGCTCTAACAAAGCCCGCCGCCTTTTTGAGGTGAGCACATGCCGCAAGGCGTACCTAAGTTTGGTAGACACACTAAACACAGCTGCGAGAATTGCGGCGCCCAAAGCATCACGCCAATTTGCTGGAAATGCAAAGTGGTGGACGAGCAAAGACCGGTGTTCGACCGCGCGCATAAGCGCCGCGTCGACAGCGACAAGTTCAAGGAACTGGATTTCAACGGCGCATGACGGCCCGCGGCGCAACGCCGGCCGAGTGGTACCACTTTGACCTTGAGCTCGGGCTCGCGGGCAACCTGCTGCCTGTAGTGTGCGACCCGGACCCGCCGGTAGCGCCGGGCTCTAAAATTCGCAAGTGGGGCAAGGTGCCGAGCGCATACAATGCGCAAGGCCAGGCGCACGGCATCAAGGATTGGCAGACCCGCGAACTGCTGCCCAACGAGTTGCAGCTCTGGCGCCAAGACCCTAGGCTCGGCATTTGCGTTCGCACCGGCAGCTTGAGTCACGTCTATGCGATCGACGTTGACGTCGACGATCAAGCGCTGGCCGACCGCATCAGACACGAGATTTTCTTTTTAGGTGAAGGGTACCGGCGCACGCGAGCGAACAGCCCGAAGTTCCTTGTACCCATTGCGCTCGAAGGCATACTAAAGAAGCGCGTCATTGAAACCAAGCACGGCAAGATCGAGTTTTTAGGTGAAGGCCAGCAGTACCTCGCGTGCGGTACTCACCCCAGCGGAGTCAGGTATGAGTGGGTGCCCGGGTTGCCGGAGCGCATACCGGCATTGAGTGTCGAGCAGTTTGAAACCCTGTGGGGCACACTTGCAGGAACATTTGGAAAAGAAACCAGTGTCGTAGCTACGTTACGACACGCCCAAACAGACCAAATCAGTGCATCCGGTGACAACACGCTACTGACGTCGATAGACGATGAAACTCGCACGCGGCTGGCGTCTGCACTGGCGCACCCTAAGATGTTGGCCGCGGGCACCGACAACGGGTTCTGGAGCGAGATTGGATACGCGCTTCTAACACTAGGCCAAATTGGCAAGGATCTATTCCATGACTACTCGCGGCAAGCGCCGAACTTCGAGCCCGCAGCATCAGACGATTGGTGGGACTCGCACCAAACCCAAGAAACGCGCACCGACTACCGACACTGCTTTACGCTCGCGCGAAAATTCGGCTGGGGCGCTGTCGCCGGGACCGAAAGTTTCCCGCTTGCTGGCGAAAGCGCGGCACTTCGACAGAATGCTGAATCCGCCGAATCGGACCCACTAGACATAGAAGACGCGCCACTACCCGCGCGCCCGGTCGTCCGATTAATCGCAGGCGAGTACCCGAGCATCGCGCGTCAGGTGACAGGTATCGTTGCATCGGAAGTCTACAAGCAATCCGGCGCCTTGGTGCGCATCGGGCGGCCCGATGACCTAGCGGACGGCATCACACGCGACGCGGACACCCGCTCCATATTGCAAGTATCTTCGTCCTATATGCGCTCGCTCGCGGGCGATAGCGCAGACTTTGTGGCGTACGACGGCCGCGCCAAAGACTGGGTGCGCAAAGACTGCCCGCCGGATCTAGCGCGCGACATCTTGACCATGGGTGATTGGCCCAACGTCCGCCCGCTTGACGCGATAGCTCGAGCCCCCTTTGTTCGCATCAACGGCACCGCATGCGACGTGCCGGGGTACGATGCACCTAGCCGAGTGTTCTATATGCCTAACGCAAACTTCCCGAGGTTGCCGCTTACGGTTTCGAGAAGCGAGGCGCTAATAGCACTGGCGACGCTACTGAATCCGTTTCAGGAGTTTCCCTATGCAACGCCCGCCGCTCGTTCCGCGTTTGTCGCTCACATCCTCACAGAAGCGGTGCGGCCAGCGATACGCACTTCACCCATGTACTGGTTTACGGCCCCCGACGCCGGCACCGGCAAGACCCTATTGGCGGAAATGCCTAGTGCAATCGTACACGGCGTGCAACCTGCGGTGCGACCTTGGGTATCGGATTCGGACGAGCTACGCAAGACGCTGTTTGCGAGTCTTGTTGCTGGCGATCGTTCTATCATGTTCGATAACGTGCCGACCGCGCACAAGGTGCGCACGGCCGAGCTTTGTGCGTTTATCACCTCACCCGTGTGGAAAGATCGACGCCTTGGTGCATCAGAGATGGTCGAGGTGCCGAACCGCGCCGTACTTTCGGCCACTGGGAACAACATTACTCCTGTTGCGGATATGGCGCGGCGATCGTTGGTCGTTCGTTTGGACGCCAATAGCGCAGACCGCAAGCAGCGGCGATTCAAGATAGCCGACTTGCCGACCTACGTGAAAGAGCACCGCGTCGAGCTGCTAATCGCGGCGCTGACGGTGGTGCTGGGCTGGCAGCAAAACAAGAGCGGCGTGCTGGATGAAATGCCGATCGCGCTTCCGTCATTCGAGGATTGGTCTAGCATGGTGCGTGACCCTTTGCTATGGTTAGGCATGCCCGACCCGGTGCAATCCCAAGAGGAAGAAACTGATGACGAATGCAACGCGGTTGAAAGAGCTTTCGCTGCGTTGGGTGCACACTTTGCTGGGCGCAACTTCACGTCTACAGCGGTGGTTGATTACTGCATGGGTTTTTCTGATACAGATGGCAGCGTGAACCAAATGCTCCTCGAAGCTGGATGCCAGGCACCGTACGATAAGACCAAAGTGGGTTACTGGCTTCGAGATTGCCGCGACAAGATCGCGGCGGGCTACAAATTGCGAAGTTTACGTTCCGGCGGCAAGCATCAGACACGATGGTTGCTTCAACCTACAAACACTAGTGAGGATCTGATATGAGCGACGGCAAGCTTTTAGGCGCCGTGGTTACGGCCTATTGGTACAACATGGACACCGATACCGTAGTTCTTAGGCTTAAATTGACGACCGGCAAAATTATCGACGTGGCGCATTTGCGCGTCCCGGCGACCCCAAATGGGTGACACGCAAAAGCCGCCGGGCAAGCTTGAGGGCGACGCTACCAGCCAGCTGGTGCAGACGATCGTGCACCGTGTTGGGTTTGCGAATTTCAAAGCCACAGGTAAAGGCGCAACCGACATTGAGCAGTTGGCAAAGGCCGCTTACAACAGCCACGTCGTGGTGCAATCTCTGTGGAGCATGTGCAAAGATTTCGGCGACGCGCTGGACAAGGCCGGCGACACGGTGCCGGAATCGTTTCGCGCTATGATTACCTCAGCGATCCTGAACGTACGCTCGAACATGGAGCTGGGCAAAAAATGAACCCCTTTGGCGATGATGACGATGACGATGACGAGGTGGCGCGGCTGTTTCTGCATTTTGTGCAGACCGTGGTGTTCGTGCTGGTGCTGCTTCTGTTGCTCTTGGTATCAGCTCCGCAATGACCGGAGTCGCGGAAAGCTTCGTGATTGCGCTGGCTCGCGCCAGCAAGCGCGGGTCGTATCATCTGCGCCGGCTGCGGCCGGCGGATCGCGACGACGTGATCGCGACGGCGCTTGCATGGTGCTGGGAGAATCGGTCAAAGTACGACCCTAGTTTCACGCTTGAGAAGTGGTTCGACATGGCACTCAAAGACGCACGCGCACGGTTTTTCGGTGGCGGCTCTAAACGTAAAAAGGTAGATCCTGTGGTAACAGCTGTAGAGTTTAACGAGGGTATGGCCCGCCGGTTGCCCGACGCGGCCGAGGTTGCCGCCGAGATGGAAGGCGAAGTAAAGGCCGCGCTCCGAGAGTTGACCTTGTCCGAGCGGCAACAGATATACCGCGCGGTCATGGATCAAGCCCCCCTGCCGCGCCATCTGCGCGTTCACCTGGCGATTTTTCGCAAACGGATTCCGCGCCGCTTTGACTTGATAAAAGTGTTGCGCACGGCGTCTGCGGTCGAGTCTGATTTTGCCGTGGCGGCACCGGCGCGCATAGACGTTGAGTTAGCCCGCATCGGTGCGCCCGTGCCGCATGGCGCCGACTGCCCGCCCTGCTGGCGGTGCAAGTGGTATTACGGGTATGCGCCCATACGCTACTCGCAACGCGTGACCGTCAAGGCGGACCCCGAAGTACAGGCCGCCATATGGGCGACCGAGGCACGAAAGATCGAGATAGCCGCCGCGCTTCAAGCCGGCGCCCTGCAATTCATAGGAGTAGGAGCACAATGAGTAATTTCATTTCAAAGGAAGTCCAGGTGATTTTTGGCGCGATCAAGCAAGCGCTGGAGTCGGAGCCCAACCCGGGCAATAGCGTGAACGCGACGGACAACCCCTCGCAGATCGGCCTGATTGGCCGGTTCAATCTGCATAAGGCCGCGGAGAAGGTCTGGGACAACCTGAAGGCGCACTTCGACGCCGAGGAGAAGCAGGCCGCGCTTCGCGTGGCGGCCGAGGCGCGCAGGGTCGACGCGGAAGCAAAGGCCGCCGTAGAAAAAGTCGAGGCCGAGGCGAAAACGCTTTTGTGACGTAGGTCTTGTTTTGGTGCTGCCGTCTGTGTTTAGATGGCAGCACTTGATAACTGGAGGTTGTAGCATGAAGTTGTTCAAGTGGTTGAGTCGATTAATCGCGGCGTTGATAGTCGAACCGCGCTGCGGCTGTTCAAGGTGCTGCCACAAATGATGCCACCGGAATTGCAAGCCAAGCTAGACTTTCTGGTATCGCGCCTCAAGCGCGGACGCGGCAACCAAGACGTCTTGGTGGCTGAGATAATCAAGACATTCAATTCCCGCCCCGCGCGCCGGCAGACCGATGCGCGCGTGCAAGGGTGGACTTACCTGGAGACCGGAGCATGAAGTACGAATTTACCGGCGAAACGAAAGTCAAGGCGCCAAAGAAGGTGAAAAAATGACCGCATCTCAGGACTGGTTTCCGGGGGCCGACTATCCGGACAGAGAAGTTTGGCTTAAGATCCGCGCCACACCGCGCAAGCGCCGCAGTGGCCGATACATTCACGCGCACCCGCTGCCTACGTTGGGCAGACCGCAGCCTTTGTGCGAGCCGCTGGTGCTCGGCATCAACGCCACGAAGCGGGCGCTCGACAAGATCGGCAAGCGGTCGAGCTTGGTGAAGCAGCGGCATGCGTACTATCGCCAGGGTGCAAATGAGTGAACCCATTCTGACGCAGAAGCCCGTGTCGATCGACCTGTCGCAAGATGCAATGATGTACTTGCGCTGCGTCATATCGGCTTCGCCATTGCCTACGATCAGCTACCAAGCTGAAATCGAAATCGACAATTTCGTCAACTTACTCGACAACCTGCTTGAGCGCGGCGTCGGTAAGGCGACCGTATCTAACAACGAGGATCTGCTGTGACGGTTCGCCTCACGCCGCAAGGATGCCAAGTGACGACAGTGTTCAACCATTTGCCCGACGGCCGGCGGGTAGAGCACGTCACGCTCGAAAACCCGCCGTTACGCATTGCCGAATTGCCGGAACCGCTGCCGCACGCAGTGAAAATCTTTGACTGGGGTCTTGTTTTTAAGCAGCGCGATGTGCAATGATGCACCTCGTCGACCATAACTGGAGCCTGAGATGAAGCGAGCGGTGATCTATGCAAGGTTCTCAACCGAGAACCAGAAGGACGCCAGCATCGATGACCAATTCCGGGTCTGCCAGCGGATCGTTGACACCAACAAGCTGGAGCTGGTCGCGCGTTTCGAGGACCGGGCTATCAGCGGCGGCACCGACCAGCGGCCTGGCTACCAAGCAATGCTGCAACTTGCCAAAGCCGGCGGGTTCGACGTGCTAGTGACCGAGGACGTCAGCCGTTTGTCGCGCAACATGGCCGAGTCAAGCACCCTAGCCGCCAAGCTCCAAGACGCCGGCATCGACCTGATTACATGCACGGGCGATGACACCCGCAGCCAGGGCTGGGGTCTGATTATCCACATCAAGCAGGCCGTGGCCGCGCACCTGCGTACCGAGATAGGTCACAAGACGCGCAGAGGGCTTGAGGGCCGGGCGCTAGCGGGTGCCCCTACTGGCGGGCGCTGCTACGGGTACGCCGGTCCTGCGGCCATTGACGAGGCGCAGGCGCGCATTGTGCGCAACATTTTTGAAATGGCGTTGGTGGGCTCGTCGGCCATTCGCATTGCTGAGCGCCTGAACCGGGACAATGTACCAGCACCTCGAGGCGGCGCATGGCGCGACAGCACCGTCAAGGCGATTCTGCGGAATCGGAGATATTTGGGTGAAATCGTGTATGGCGCGCACGAGGTCCGAGGATCTGCGCAAGACAGCAAGAAGCGCATCCGCACCAAGCGCGCGGAGCCCCTCTCTGTGCGCCAAGTGCCGGAGCTGGCGATTGTTCCCAGGGAACTATTCGACAAGGTGCAAAAAGTGAGAACTGCGTCACTGGCACGCCGCGATTGGCTGTGCGAACCTTTTTCTGCCGTGAATCAACCGAACTGAGATAACTGTATGATCCGTTGGGTTTTGAAACTGTTCCGTAAGCGTAGCAAAGCGCTGCCCTACGAACAAAGATGGAAGACGATTCAACCAAACCAGCCCGGGAGGCTTTGATACATGAGCGATGCACTACTAACACGAATTGCGGAGGCACTGGAAAAACTGGTGTGCCATCACGTCGGGGGTATGCCACCCACTACGCCAGCCCCAGCCGTGGAGGCGCCGAAGAAGGGTCGGCCCCCAAAAGCTGTGGCCGATGCGCCGGCACCGGCAGCGAGCCCGGCGCCGGCCGCCCAGACGGCACCCGCCTCTGTGGCCGTTGCGGAGGCGCCGGTTGCTGATCCCGACTTGGCGGCATCGTGCGCGAACGTCCTGATCGACCTTGCCAACAACTTCAGCCGCGACGCCGCGGTCGCAGTGCTGGCAAAGTACAAGGCGCAGAAGGTCAGCCAGGTGAAGCCGAGCGACCTGGGTGCGTTGTTGGTGGATCTGAAGGCGGCCCTTGAGGCCGAGAAGGCGAAGAAGGCGAACGAGTCGCTGGTTTAACCGAGTCCCGCCCGCGCTGTCAACACCCTATCGCGGGCCAGCGTAAAAAGGTCGGCAGCGCGGGAAACGGGCAAATAAACCGAGGGGTTTGAAATGATTCAGAAGGTTTTAGAAGGGGTAGCCGTAGCTGCAATCGCAGCGTGGTTATTTTTGAAGGATCTATGCAAGAGGGCTTTGAAATGGCTTCAGTGAACATCGTAGTACCGCTTACTGCGGCGGAGGTAGCCGGCCTTGCGGCTGGTCAACCATTGACGCTGACGTTGACGCCACCGGCACCCGCCGTCGTCACCCCGCCCGCGCCTACGGCACCGGTGCTCAAGGTAGTGTGCGCTCAAAACGGCCAGCTCAACCCGACGTGGACCCAAGACTACAGCTACAGCGCCGTTGCTACGCATCCGTGGACCGCGCAAGCCGGCAACGGCAACCTAGCCTGCATCAAGGTGGCGACGACCGGTCCCTGGGGCGGCTTCCAGCCGTCGAACGCGCCCGGCGGCAGCACCAACTTCAGTGCGTGCTCGACGCTCACCGTGGACGTATGGGGGCCGAAGGGCAACAGTTACAGCATGCAATTCCTACGTGCCGGCGACATGCCCATCAACGCGCCAGGGTTTTTGTTTACCAAGACCGTCGACGGTTGGGAGCGGTTCTCGTGCCCGAAGTCGCAGCTGATGACCGATGCAAAATTGGGCGACGTCAGTGGCGCGATCTACAAAGGCGCCGTTCAGAGCAAATTGAGCGGCACCGAGACGTTCTACGTCGACAACTGGGGAGGGCTCTAGTTTGAACGGTAAGCCAATACCGCCAGAAAAGCGGGCTGTAATCCTAGAGTGGGATGCGGCCCGTCGGCAGCTAGGCACGTTGAAAGCTTTGGCGCGCAAGCTCGACATTCCGTACACCAGCGTTCAGACGCTCATCAATAACGCAACTAGGAAACCAAAAAGTGAAAATCGTACTCGCGGAGCCACCAATGATCGACGAAATTCGCAAAGCGTTTCCGCGTCGCCCTGACGGCGTCGTCTATGCGTTTGGGGACACGATCTATTATCCAAGTGGCAAAGAATGCAGCCTCCCGACGCCGATTGTGGAGCATGAACGCGCGCACAGCCGGCGACAGTCAGGCGTCGGCGCCGAAGCCTGGTGGCGGCTTTATATTGAGCAGCCTGGGTTCCGATACACCGAGGAGCTGCACGGGCATGCCCGCGAGTACCTGCGTCAAATGACCAAAGACCGGAACCGTAATGCGTGCTTGATTACGTCCACGGTGGCGCGTATGCTCGCACCTTTCTACGAATACGGAAGCGCGCAGCCGACCATGCAAAAAGCGATCAAGGATCTACGCGCGACGATCGCGCTCGAGGCCGCAGCTTGAGCGGCACGCACGCCTTACTGACACCCTCCGGCGCCAGCCGTTGGGCCCGGTGCCCGGGAGCCTTGCTGCTTGGCAAAGGCAAGCCGAACAAAACGTCGGTCGACGCCGCGAGCGGCACACTGACACATGAGATTGGCGAGTGCATTCTGCTGTTCAACGGCGCTTTGCACGCGGACTACGGCATCGGCACCGAGCACGAGGTCGACGGTTTTAAGTTCACGGTCGACCAAGACCGAATCGAACGCGCGCAAGCGTACGCCAACAACGTGCTGCGCGAGCCCGGCCAGAAGTTTGTCGAGCATAGGCTCGACACGTCCCCCATACTCGGCATCCCGGGGCAGTACGGCACCGCCGACTGCATTGCGTTAGATCCGAGCGGCGCCGTGCTGATCGACGGTCAGGAACACAAAGGCGTGCTCAGCGTTCACGATTTGAAAGACGGGGCCGGGCATGTGGTATGGGCCAAGAACAACTTACAGGGGTTGATATATGGAGCCGCTGCGCTTTATGAGTTCGATATGCTGGCTCCCTTTAACGCGATCCGTTTCTGCATCCACCAACCGCGCGTCAATCACTACGACGAATGGACGTATGCGCGTGCGGAGATTGAGCATTTCATTTCGATTATTCGGCCGGCTGCAAAGCTTGCATTTGACCTCTACCACGGAAACACCGATTTCACCCCCGCCCAACACCTGAACCCAGGTCAAGAGCAGTGCATGTGGTGCCCCGCGCGGGGCGGATGCCCGGCGCGCGCCAAGCGCATTGAGGATATGTTCCAGGTGCTCACCATCAAGCACGAGATTGACGATGCCAAGCTATCCGAGATTTACGCCAAGTTGGACGAACTTGAGTCCGCCATCTCGGACTTCCGCACCGAGGCGTACAACCGCGCGCTGACCGGCCGCACCATAGCAGGGTACAAGCTGGTGCGCGGCAACCGCGGGCACCGCCGGTGGACCGACGCCAAAAAGGCCGAGAATTTGCTTGCTATGGCGGTCGACGATGATAAGCTGTACGAACCTCGCAAGCTGGTTTCACCGACCGAGATTGAGCGCATCGTGGGCAAGAAGGTCTACGCGAAAATGGACGCGCTCAAGGGTCTGGTTGAACAGCCGGCGGGCAAGCCGACGCTGGTGCCTGAGAGTGATAAACGAGAGCCGATTCCATCAACTGAATTCGCTGTTATAGCCGACGCATAGGGCGCCGGCTGGTTTCTGTAGACTGTAAATTTGAGGTAAATATGTCCGATCAACCTTTGACTCTTTTGGTTCAGAATGTCCGCATTGCGCGCGTATCCCTCCTCCGGCCGTACATCGGCAAGGATGCGAAAACAGACCCGGCCACCGGGCAGAAGCTCGGCAAGTACCACGCCGATTGCATCATTGATCCAACTCACCCCCAGCTGCCCCGCATCAAGGAACTGATGCGCGCCGCTGCGGTGCGCAAGTGGAAGGGCGACGCCGAGCAGGTGCTCACGCAGATTGCCGCCCAAGACAAGCTCGCGCTGCACCGGGGCGACATCACCCGGGCCGGCAAGAGCGAGTTCGCCGGCAAGCTCTACATCAGCGCCTCGAACGCTGTGCAGCCCAACATCGTCGTCAGCGACAACGGCGTGAACCTGTCGACCGCAGACGGTTCGCTGAACCCGGGGCATGCGTGCTATCCGTACGCCGGCTGCTGGGCCAACGTCATCGTTGACTTCTGGCCGTATGAGCACCCGACCGGCGGCAAGGGCATTTCCAGCTCGCTGCTGGGTGTGCAGTTTCTACGCCACGACGTGCGTTTGGCGGGCGTTTCGGTCGCCTCCACAAGCGAGTTCGGCCTCGTGGCCGGCGAGGCTGACGGGGCGCCTCCGGCGGCCGTAGCGGCATCGGGCGGCAGTGGTCTGATCTGAGGCTGTGAAGCTCTGTTTCATTGATACAGAGACTCGGTCCCGCACTGACATCAGTGCGGGCACCGACCGCTACACCCGGGATGCCGAAGTGCGGATCGTCACCTATGCGTTCGACGATGAGCCGGTGCAGATATGGGAGCCGTTCCGCAACCGCCAAGTGCCCTCGAATCTAGCTGCGGCCATCCGCGACCCCGACGTCACGTTCATAGCGCACAATGCAGTTTTCGACCGTTTGGTTTTATTAAGGTCGCTCGGTATTCAAATCCCTTTATCAAGGTGGCTTTGCACCCGGGAAATCGCGTATGCACACGGCCTCCCAGGTTCGCTCGAGCTGCTAGGCATCGTGGCCGGGCTTGAGGAGTCAGATCAAAAGCGCAGCGAGGACAAGCACCTTATTGACTTGTTTTGCAGCCCCCAGGGCAACGATGAGTTCGTGGAGCCCGAAGACGCGCCTGAGAAGTGGGCGGCGTTCTGTCGGTACGCCATTCAAGACACGCACACGCTGCGCAAGATCTACAAACTGCTGCCCACGTGCAACGTCGACCGCAAGCTGTCCGAGGTCTCGACCCTCATCAACGAAAGAGGCTTTCAATTCGACATCCCGCTGGCAACGCGCGCCGTCGAGTTTCTGAAGTCCGCCAAGGTCGATAGCGATGAAAACATGCGCCAGCTGTCCGACAACAATGTCCACGCCGCGACCCAGCGCAACCGGCTGCTGCACTACTTGCGCGAACGTTTCGGCATTGACATCGACAGCCTGCGCGCGAGCGAGGTGCGCGAGTGGTTAGAGCATGACGACTTGCATCCGATCGCGCGGCTGTTGCTGGAGCAGCGGCTCGAAGCATCGAAGTCATCGGGCGCGAAGTACGGTCGCGGGCTCAAGCTGGTAGGCCCGGGCTCTAGGATGCGCCATAGCAGCCAGCTAGGCGGCGCCGGCCGCACGGGGCGGTTCAGCCACAAAGGGTTTCAGCCTGGCAATATGTCGCGGCCAGTGCTCAACGTCAGAAGGCAAGATGGACGAATCGAACTGTCGCCGGTTAAGGCAAAGTATATCGACAGTGTTATCATACCTGGAATCTATAGTGGAGCCGCGCTCAGTAATCCACTGGTTTACGGAGGCCCAAATGAAGCGGCTGCGCTTGCTTTACGGCACGTCATCACCGCGGCACCCGGCAACGAACTCGTCGTCGCCGACTGGAAGAACATTGAGTCCAGAATCCTCGCCTGGCTTGCCGGCGAAGACTGGAAACTTACCGCTTACAGATTGAACGACGAAGGGAAAGGCCATGACCTCTACAAGCTCTTATTTTCGCAATTCTTCGGGACGGCTATCGATGCTGTTAACGATACCGAACGTCAGTCGGGAAAAGTTTCGGAGCTTGCATTCGGATTTGGTGGCGGCGTTGGGGCCCTTGTCACGATGGCCGCCGGGTACCAGATGGACCTTGGCCCTTTGGCCGGAATTGTCCTCCCCCGGGCAACCGAAACGCAGCTCAAAAAAGCGTATCAAGCCTGGCGCCGTGCGTTCATCTCCGGCGATGACTTCGGCCTTGAACCCGACGTCTACAAAGCGTGCGACGTCCTCAAACAAACGTACCGAGAGTCGAACGGCAAGATCAACCAGCTCAAGCTCGACGTCGACACCGCGATCAAGAACGCCATCAAGGCCCCGGGCAAGCAAACGTACTCCGTAGGCCGGTGCCAGATTTGGAGCACGGGACGCTGGCTTATCATCCAGTTGCCGAGTGGTCGCCGTCTGATGTATGCGTCCCCGACGATCGAGGTAACGCACGAGCCCGACGAAGACATCACGGTCAAGAAGGTTCACAAGCGCGAGACGGTCACGTACATCACCGCTCGAGGCAAGAGTTGGCGGCGCGAGCGCGCGTGGTCCGGGTTATTTGTCGAGAATATGGTTCAAGCGACCGCAGCCGACGTGCTTAGGCAATCGCTGGTGCGCATTCACGAGGACGCGCTGACGGTGCCGGAGGTGAAACGATACTTGGACACGCTGCCAGAGGGTGAGCGCACGCCGATCGCGTTACACGTTCACGACGAAGTCGTTTTGGATGCCCCCATAGGATCATATCCGCTGCAACGATTGGTGCAACGGATGTCGGAAGGTTTTCATTGGTCCCAAGGTCTGCCGCTGGCGGCCGAGGGCTGGGTCCATCAACGCTACGGTAAGAGGTGAGGCATGAGCTTTTCAGAACTGATTCAAAACTGCGATATTTTCAACGACAAGCACGCCGAAGGCATGCGCGATACGCGCACGCTCAAAGTGCGCAGCGGCAAAGAGCTGCACTGGCCCAAGCTGGCGCTCGGCGACGTGTACCCGGTGACGAACCGGGACGGCAAAGTAATACGGTACGAACAAGTCAACGGGGATCTAATATGAGCTTGTTTGTTGGCGGTCTTATGGATGGCGAATGGCATCGCGTCGAGCGACATTTCGACGGCAATTTACCAAAAAACTGGACGCTAGCGGGCATTCACCAGCCGCGAGTGACGGCGCCGTGGGCGCTGCTGGCGGCGGGTGCACATTTGCAGGACAACTACAAGCTGATGGAGTTTGAAGTGGAGGGAAACAAGTACCATGTGTACCGGCACTACAAACTCAAACCGGCGGAAGCGTTCGAAATTATTTTGTGCAACTACACCCACAAGGAAATCGAACTATGAGCTACGAAAAAGTATGGCCCAAGACGCTAGTCTTGAAAGCGACGTCTGCGGCCGACTCCCTGGTATACGTCATGGGCGGCCCGGACGAAGACGTGTTCATGGCGTCGTTCGTCGACCGCGCCGAGGCGGAAGCCTGGGTGCAAGGGTGCAAGCAATTCGGCATGGAAATGATAGGAGCGAAACAGAATGGCCCAGCGCGAGAGCCGAGTGGAGACGTACCTCAAGGAGCGGGTGGAGCTGGTGGGGGGAGCGGCAGCGAAGTTTAAGGGTAGCATCCGCGGCGAGCCCGATCGTCTTCTCAGTTTCCCGACTGGGTACCACTGCTTAGTGGAAACCAAATGGAAAGAAGGTGTCGAGCCAAAAACGCATCAAACCCGGCGCCACGAATGGTGGCGGAAACGAGGCATGCACGTTTTTGTTTTGCGCTCTATTTGGGAGGTGGACCGCTTTATGAGCGTACTGCATAACCGGGGGTATTGTTGACCGAACATTTCATGCTTATCCGGTTATCACCCATGAGCCCTAGATGTTGATCGAGGCATGTTCTTTGGAAGTGGTTCGCGACCTCTGCGCGAAGCACCACGGATATGGCGGCGCGGGCGGAGTGTCCGTCTATAATTGGGCAGTCATGGAGAGGGAGAAGGCCGTCGCGGCCTTCAGTTGGCAGCCCCCTGCGCCCGGCGCAGCTGTAAGCGTCTGTCCCGAGCATCCTGCGGGGGTGTTGGCGCTCTCCCGCATGGTCGCGGTCGAAAAGGCGGATCGCGCGCTGAAACACATCTCCAAGCCGCTTCGCGTACAGATGCGTTCGTTGATCGATCGAGGCCGTTGGCCCGTCTTGATAACCTATTCTGACGAGAGTCAGGGCCACACCGGCTACGTCTATCAGTGTAGCGGGTGGGAAAAGACCGGGCGTAGGCGCATCCCTATTTTCGAGGACGCCAACGGTAGGCGCACTAGCCGCTACTCCAACGGGAAGACGGGTGGACGTGACCTTGTGCGTGTCGGCTGGGCATTCATACAACGCTGGGAGCATTGGGCCTGCCCCCGAGGCGAAGCGGCTGAGTATGCGCGCCTTCACGGCTGGCAGCGCGTTCCTACGAACCGCGCGTATCGAAGCGGTGCCCCGGCCTTTCGCTGGGAAAAGGCCAACACAATAGGCGGTAGTCGTGGGTAACAACCGGATAAGCATGGATGCTTCAAAGCACCAGGTTGGTCAGCGTCACGACGAGCGCCTGGATCGGCTTGCCGCGCAGTAGCAGCATTCGCTTGTTGACCTTGTAAATGACGCCGCGCTTACACCCCTGCTTGTGCGCCT